CATAGTTTAGAAAGTAGGCTTTTTCCTTTTGTGTTTAGTTGATCTATCTGATAATCCAAAGCATCTTCTGCTTCATAATCAACTTTTCGTTCGTCTATTAATTCCCATTCAGATAAATCTTCATCTTCACCAAAAGACTCTAAAGTAACATCTTCTAACTTTACACAATTAGGTACTTTCTTTCCATCTTTTTCTTTCATACCTCTTTGCTCATATCCATCCCAACAAGGTGCTTTAAGTTCTTCGTGACTTACGCAAGGCATATAATAAGTAACACCCTCTACCTCGTGTTCGTGATATCCACCACATCCCATTTCTTCAGCTACCTTTTCTGCTTCTTCTTTAGTTTCATAAGCCTGTTTTCCATCTATTTTTTTCAAGCTAAACTTCTGCATCTCAACTCCTGTTTCTTCTTCAATAGTTTCTTTGTCTTGAATAGATTGGTCTACTTCAGTAAATTCTAAAGGTTGTAAGGTCGTAAAGTATAGATTTAAGCTAATATCATTGTAAGCTAATATCTTATCAAAGCTATCTATTAAAAGTTCCTGAAAAGGTCTAATAACTGTATTATCCATTAATAAACTTGCAGTTTTTATTTCATCTGCATTGTTTCCTAATCCTGATTGGTCTTTTATACCTAATAACATAGGGCTTACAATCCTGTGAGCAACCATTATTTTCTTAGTTGATTCTTCAGAAAGGAATTGATATTGGTTATGTGCATCAGATAACTGTACAGGGGTTATTTCTGCTTGACTTTCTTTATTATCATTAAATGCTAGAATGAATTTCCCTGCATTGCTAGATCCTGAAAACTTTTCAGCAATCTTATTCTCTATTAATTGTCTTTCTTGTTGGTTAGGTGTACCATTGTTAAAGTTAATTAACATACTAGGACTCAGCCCATTAAGGATATTATTTAAATGATAGTTAGATACTTCTTCTTCAAGTTCTGCATACTGCAACCCACCTTGATAATCCACAGGAGAATAGTAATAAAACCCTGCCTTGTAAGGTTGTATGTATAATATCTCAATATTTTCATTTGACATACCAAAAGCAGGTATTCTTAAAGGAACATCATTTCTTTTTATATTTGCCCAATCTTTAAAATAATAATAAGCAGGAACATCACCCTCATCATTACATTTTTCTGCTCTTAAAGTTTCAATAGGTAAGTGTTCTAATTGTGCAATAGTTTTTCTATCCTTAGAATAGATAATTTGTACTGCACATTGTCCCATCAATTTTAAATCGTAGCATAATTTTCTAACTACATCTTTTTTAAACAAAGAAACCATTTGAGCATACTCATTTGGCTTAGCACTAGAATTAGTAGCATTTAATCCTTTTCCGTAAATAGCTTGACTGATTCCATTTATAGCAGCATTATTTGTTGGACTACCATTATACCTATCAATTAAGTATTGAAAATAGTTATTATCAGCACCATATTCAATATAGTCTTTTCCTGATACTTCTTTAATTACAGGACTTGTATAAGTACTTAAATTTACAAAACCAAACTCTGATGTTTTTGTTTTTTTTATAAATTGTCCTTTATTATTTCTTAATCTTGTTTTCATATTACTAAATAAGTATTATCATAACCATTATAATCTGAATATTCACCCAAGTTCAAATCGTAGTAATTATTATTTAATTGGTCAATATCTTGATTTGTGCAAAATATTCTGTCCTTGTAAATTATTTCTAAATCTGATGTTTTTACTAAATTCTCTGCTTCTAAAAAACTAAATAAACAAGCACCACTTTCAAAAGTACCACCTGAAGAAATTACCCTTTGTTTAAATTCCCCATAAATACCTTTTATGTGATATACTTCTAAATCATAAAACCTATTCTCTGTTAAATTAAAAATAGAAGATAAATCTAAATAATTTCCATTTACTGATGCACTTGGCAATATAATAGAAACTACATCATTTGTACTATCATCTCTTAATTTTATAGTAACACTTGTTTCATATACTCTAGGTATAATCTGTATGGTTTGCTCTATTGTAGACTTTGCTAATATAATCATTATTAATATAACGTAAAAAAATAAGTTATTTGTAAAATCATTAAAGCAAAAAAAAAGCACCCAATAAAGGATGCTTAATTTTTAACTAAATAATAAGATTATGCAGTTGGGTCAATTTGTGTTGCATCAGCACTTACTGCTGCATCTAAGAAATAAGGTGCAGTTTCTTCTAATCCCTCAAAGGTTAAAGTAAAACCTGAAAGGTCTCCTGCTGCTGCTCCTGTAACTACAGTCCCTCCTGTGCATTCCATTCCATTTTCAAATCCACATAGGAAGTTGTTACCATAGTAATCTACTACGACGATATAAGGTCTAGAAACTGCTAAAGTTTGCAATTCTGCCTGAGTCTTAGCATCTAAATATGTTAAAGTCAAGTTTAAAGTCTGAGTATAAAAAGTAGTTCCATTTTCTCTACTGCTTGTTACAGTAGTTTCTAAAGATGAATTTCCTTTTACATCATATTCAAACCAACTTGGTGCAGGGCTACCATCTGTGATAGTTGCTTCCTTAGTTGTGCTATCTACTGCTATCGAAGCTATTGTTCCATAGTCTGCAAATAATACTTTCTTTATGCCTCCAAAGGCACTTTTACAAGGTATTTTTCTCCCTGTTGTTAATGTACAAGCCATTGTTTTTTATGATTTTAAAAAAAAAGGGTAAGTAGATAAATTCTACCTACCCTATTTTATTGGTTAATTAATTAATTATGCGTAAGATACGATATCAGAAGCGATTCCGAATTGTACCCCTGAAGTAAAACGCATTACCATTCTAACATTGTTAGAAGCGTCTAAATCTGCCATATCTAAAACCTTAACTTCTTGAGTTGAGTTTAGTAATCCTGTACCAAAGTATAGGTTGCTTTTCTGTGCAGCATACATTTTGTCATCAGATAATCCTGGACAAACAAATATCTTAACTCCGTTTACAGTTAAAGACCCATTGTTCCACCATTGAGTACCCATATTCTGTACACCATTTGCTCCTAAACCATTTGCTCCAAATCCTCCTAATGCTTGAACATAAAGTTTTGCAGCCTTAGATGAAATGTATAAGAATAAATCTTCTTTTCCATATAATGCAGCAGGAATAGCTTCAACAACGTCAGATAATTTCTCTACGATGTTAGCAGCAGTTAATGCAACAGATGTTAAAGCCTGACCTGCAGGTACATCTCCTGCAGTTACAGCAGCAGCAATTAATTTTTCAAATCCATCAAATGAATTTTTAGATCCTGCAGTAGTATCTCCTTGCCAAATGTTAAACTCAGTATTTTGTGCAACCTCAGCAGCAACGTGAGCAATCATAAAATCTGCAAATTTTGGAGGTAAAGATTGACCTAAACCATACCCCATTTGCTGAGATTCCCAATCGTTTACGAAGTCATACTTACATAATTGTAAATTTACTTGTAATTCAGTTGGTTGTAAAATTCTTTCAGTTAATGTTACAGTTGATGTTGGGTTAAAATCACATCCTGCAGCAGTTACGATTGCATCTGTTGCTAATTTCTTGATTACTTCTTTAAAAGCAATGTTTGATTTTACTGTGATTCCTCCATCGTCAATAGTTGATGCACTCAATAAAGCTGCAGCAATGTACTCTCCTGCAAATTGTCCTGCATAAGTAGTAGTGATGTTTGTTGTAGTAGCTAATTCTACGTTTTTTAAATTACTCATTGTATTTTATTTATTTAATTTATTTAATACTCTATCTAATGTTGATGTAAATTTACCTTTAGCAAATTCTACTTTTTTAATTTGTTTACTTTCAGATTCAGGATTGTGTTTAATTGGCTTAGAAGCAGGTTCTGATAATTCAGTTTTAACTTCTTCAGGAATTTCTTCTGAAAATTCTTCTTTTACAGTTCTTGATTTTAAAGGTGCTTGTACTTCATTTGACATTTCTTCTTCTTGCATTTTGCTTTCTTTGTCAGCCTTTAAATCTGCAATCGCATCTTCTAGGTTTTGGATTCTTTTTTCCATTCCCTCCCAATCTGCAACATCTGCCATTTCCTCTTCTTTTTTTTCTTCTTCTTCAGCTAAATCTTCAGTAATTTCTTCTTCTTCTGATGCTTCTTCTTTTGCAGGTACTTCGTCAGATACTTCTCTAACATCTGCAATTTGCCCCTCTTCTTCAACTACAACTAATCTACCATCTTCTAGTAAATATTCCCCAACAGGCATTGCTACCTTTTCATCATCTGTTACTATAAAGATTTCTTTTCCTTTCTCAAATGATTCTGCACTTACTATTGTGCCATTCTCTAACTTGGTTTCTTCAAGTTTAACTTCAATATTTAGAAGTGTTTTAATTTGATTTAACATTTCGGTTGATTTCATATTATTTATATAACGATTATTAATTTAAATTTTGCATTTTCAGTTTGAGCCTGTAATATTTCCTATTCCCTGTGCACCAATAGACCCATCACAACAATCTCTAGAATATGTATTGGTATCCCAACATAAACAAGCACGTGAACTTCCCTTAGGGCTTGTTCTACTGCCTATGTAAATGCCTTTGTTTTTTGGTCTATTTCTGTTCATTAGTTAAGATTTCAATTATTTTTAGTAAGGTCTGTTTATCACTTTCACTTGACATATCTTCTTTAACCTTTTCTTTAGGTGCTTCCATTTTGTCTGCAAAATAACCCTCAATAGAAAAACCCTTAACTTTATTTGTTCTAACATATTCATT